TCCTCCTCCTCCTCTTCTCTTTTCTTTGCGCGTCCAGAAATTATATCCAACAGGGGGTGCCCCGTGTCATAGCTGCCATAGTCAGGAAAAAAAGTATTACCCATTGCGCTAAAAATACTAAAGTGCCTAGTGATATTATGAGTTAAGGCCCCCCCTGTCAATCCAGCAAAACGGCCTCGGAGTTCTGTAAAGCGGACCCTAACTGCTTGATTGTCTTGGGGGGTCGTTTGAAGTTCTTGTCCCCTTTCTCGGGCGGGTCCACCGCCACAAGGCCAAGGCGTTGACGGGCACAATCAAGGGCCAGAAATGCGGCGTCCGCGAGGTCGGGGCTGCGTCCAAAGCGAGCCTTAAACTCAGGCTTCGATTCTACCTTAACCCGCAGAGTCCCGCTCTTGATCATATCGTAGTTGCGGCTGGTTATCTCGCTGGCCAGATCGGTGCTGACCCCGAAGATTTGGCGCGTCCGCATCAATTCTTTGCCAACGAACCAAAGCTCGGAGACTCGGTTCACATATAGTTCTTCCCCAATGAGTTGGCTGTTGGCGCTGACCCGTTTATCGCTGGCGCGGCCCCCAAAACCAACCCGCATAAACCTGTTTGACCACTCGCCTGCCAACACATCACAAAAGGGTTGCCCCGCTCCGGTCGCATCGACCGCGACGTTTTCCGGAAGGATTTTTAGCTTCTCACATTTTTCCTTAATTTGNCGCACAATCTGATAGGTGCGCGGAACGGCCTTATTAGTAGCGTCATCATTCAAATTAAGGGCTTCCCCNAATTCGATNACGTAATGNCCGTTTTTATCATAACCCACTGTCGCTGTGTATAATATGGTCCTGTCGCCGCCGTTGGTGAATGCTGGGTCCACCCCCGCCACTTTCGTGGGTTCGCCCTGCCAATCCACCTGCTGTAAAGCACCACTCATGGTCAGTTCAGTCTCGTTGTAGATTCCGGTAGTTTCATCGGAATCAAAGAATACCGCCCTGACCATTCGCATATAGCCTCGGGACTCCTCGCCCAGCAAAGCCTTGTCCTCGTCAATTTTTTGTTGGGTTGGTAGCCACGGATAAATCGTTCTACCCGCCAGAATGTTCGGGCTGCGTTCGCCGTCCAGTCGGATGTAGCGGCCAGCCCACTTGGTCTTCCAAGTATCGTCCACGTTGGTTTCCACTGAATCCCAGCCATCTTTTGGCTCCGACCAGACCCCGAAAGCGTCGAAGCGGCTGTTGGGGTTCGACAATCCGATTAACTGGAATTCTGGGTTTTTGGATAAGTTCGACAGACCCGCTTGGAGAATGGCCTCCGACAATTCCGTCATCTCGTCGGTCAAAAGGATCACTTTTTTTTGCTTTATCCCGATGAATTTGCCGACTGCTTCTCTTGTTTTAGATTTCTCTGCCGCGATCAAGGACAGTCCCGCTCTTTCAATAAGCAGCCCACGCTCATCCACGTAACTAGCGTTTCCGATTGAGTCACGTACCCGAATGGGCGCACCTTCGATGACTGAAAGCAGGGAGATCACGGAACCCCAGATACGCTTACGCGCTTCCCTTAACGTGGTTGATGTCATCAGGACTAAGGTGTCCCTCGGCTGTGACAACCAATTCACAATTCCCCACGCCGCCATCGTGTGACTCTTGCCGGATGAAGCGGACCCGCCAATGGAAAGGTATTTGTTGTTCAACGCTGCGCGGATCATCTGCTCGGCCCACAGGTGTTTGACCATCAGTTTTTCCGGTAGGTCTGGGTGGTTCCAAAGTTCATCGCAGATGCGCCAGAAATAAAACTCCCTTGCCCGAACGGCTTTATGGTGCGCGAAACCATACAACAATCCTGTCAAGACACTTGTTGGTGGTATCAGTAACCCACCCACATCCATCTTCTTTGTCTTGGGGTCTATTCGGGGTTCCAGTATCGCCTTGAAGGAACGCTTCTTCTTGGACATAATTAAACCGTAACGTAATAAAAATCGTGGCTGCTGACAAACCGAAAGAGACCCTACAGGAAAGAGCCGTCAAGCTATACAATGCCGACTGGAAGACAATCGCTATAGCCAAGGAGCTTGGCGTGCATTCTGGAACCGTGCGACGGTGGTTCAAGAAATTGGGGATTGCACCCCGCAAGAACGACCGGAGCATGGCCTATGAGAAACCGGAAGAACTCCATCCGGATGCAGAGATGGAATTCGATGCCGATGAACTGGCAAGGGATCTTGAGGATAACCTCGATAAGCGAACCAAGGAAGCGATCCTGAGTGCCCAGCATGATGCTTGCACGGAAGAGGACGCCGCAATTCTGTCGATAGCCGAAAGTCAGGTAACCCCTGCTGATAAGTATCAGCATTACATTGCAGCCGCCAGTATCAAGCTGATGCGCGATAACCTTAAAAATCTCAGGGGGCCACGCACCGTCAAGGATCTCGACCAACTGGATCAGATCATTCGACGTAGTCTCGGCCTGAATGCCAAAGTTGGTGGTAACAGTAAAATGCAGATCGATATTTCCATACTCAATAACGCCAAAGCAGACAAGGGTGCGGGTAGTGTTCAACCCATAATCGACATAGAACCCAATAATGATAAGTAATTTTGACGGTTTGGGTTTTAATTATGACCCAATGGACGATCCATACGCGGAACGGCAGATTGGGTTTAACTGCTATGATATAAAAATTGACCCCAAGGATGGTGGGAAACCTAAGTTTATTTTGTTTTCTGAACTTAGGGAGGCCCTCCTCGGGGTTGTAGAGCACCCGTCCCATCCAGCAGTTGCCTGCTATTCATCCAGCATGACCATCTCGATCCTTAAAACAAAGCACGGCCTAACTGGGTCGCAGGCGCAGNTGGCCTTGGAACAGTTGATGGATACGGATCTCGGACCCGAATCCCCATGCTTCCTTGATACAAGTATCATTGAATGAGTGATCTATTCCATGAACGGGTTGCGGAAAACAATCCCAAGGTTCTTTTGAGGCAGGACGACCCCGTAAAAAACGACTTCACGTTCAGGGTGCAAGAACGGGTGGGGTGGTTTTACAGGGTCATACCTTCCAGTGCTAAGGATGTGGCGTATCTACGGTCGTTACAAAAGGGATATGACTATTTTGCCCCCGCTGAAGGTGACGGTCTTATTGTGTCGGCGCACGCAATACCAGTATGATAGTCGGCATTGACAATGGGTTGCAAGGGGGGCTATGCGCCATATCCAAGTTTGACGGCGGGATCATCGACAAATGCTCAATGCCCACGATGCAACGGTCGAAGAAGACTGAGATAGATACGGTAAGGATAAAAAAATGGCTGCTCGATATGGAAACCCCATTCGTGCTGGCAGTCGAGGAACCGCTGGGATTTGCAAAAAGTTCACAGGCGGTTCGGTCGATGGCGCTTAGTTTTGGTAAGTTGATGGGCATGGCCGAGTGCTGCGGGTTTGAGGCCAACCGAATCTCTGTCCACAAATGGCAGAAGCAAATGCTTGGCGCGGTAGCTAAAGGAAAATCGAAGGTATTCGCTTTAGGTATGGCACAGGAACTCGCCCCCGAAGAAAACTGGCTCAAAAATAAGCGGTGCCGCACACCCCATGACGGGATGGTTGATGCCTTCCTTATTGCGAGATATTATTTGACTCGCGTGCAGAAAAATTAGTAGACGGGGGGACTATGAGTTCTCCACACACCGACAGGGACCATTCCGAATTCTCCCCCTCGGCCCTGAAATATCTGGCAAGTTGCAATGGTTACCACGGCAAGGATGGGACAAGTCCTGCTGCTGAAAAAGGAACGCGCATTCACGAAGCATTGGAGGTGCGTGACCCGTCAGGGTTGAAAGACAATGAGGAAATCACCATCTATGACCAGATTGTTTACGAAGAGGATTGCTTTCTTCGGGCGGCACGGGGTGATCAGGAAGTGCACGAAGATCATATGGAGATCGCCCTCGACATCAAGTTGAACGATGGAGTTGTAACATGGGGGACATGTGATCGGCTCACCATCCTCGACAACGACACTGCGGTCATGGCTGATTACAAGACAGGTGTTTCAAGGATAGACCCGCCTGAGAAGAACTGGCAAGCGTGGGCTTACACTATCGGGGCGTTCCAAGCATTCGCAGATTTAACGGAAGTCATCTTCGTCTTCTACGTCCCGCAACGGGAGGTAACCCTGCACCACACATTCAAGAGGAGTGACATGGGCGCACTACAGGCAGCAATTACAAGCGTCATCAAAGCAGCAAGCGTTACCCGTCCAAAGTGGGAACAGGGGACACCGGAAATGAACACGCTGAAACCCACGGTGCATTGCGCGTATTGCCGATACGAAGAGAAGTGTCCCGCCTTGGGTGGGCTGGCCTTGTCCGTTGCGTCACAAGTCGATGACAGTCTTCCGGATTTCAAGATCGGTGCGGTGGACGACCCTGCCGAATTGGAGAAGATGTTTTCCGTCAGCAAAATCCTGACAAAGTGGGCTGAAACCATCCGGAAGAAGGCCGTCGAAATTGCCAAGGATGGGGCTGAATACGACAACTTCGCCTTGCGTTCCCTCGGGGCTTCCCGCCGCATTGCTGACAACCAGAAACTCATCGAACTGGCTAAATTGCACGGGGTAACCGAAGAAGATCTGTTGAAAACAGCCACCCTTTCAGTGACCAAGGTTACCAAGTGCATGGCAAAAAACGGGACCTTAGAAAAAAACGTGGAAGAATTCCTTGACGACTGCGAAAAGCAGGGCATTATCACCCGAACTCCGGAGAGATGGACTCTTTCGGAGAAGTAGCATTAACATTATTGAGATAACATTATGAGTGATTCAGCAATTATTGAGCAGCAAGATCCGCAGAACGAGATCGTCCCCCGCAGGGGTGGGTTCGATGTTACGTCAGAGGACATAGACATCCCCCGCCTGAATGTGGTTCAAGCGGTATCCCAAATCGAGGCCCCACATGGGAGTATCGTAATCGACAAGCGGCACGTTCTGGCAGAAGTTAACACGCCTATCACCGTCATCCCGATGTCCGCAATCAAGGGCTACCGTGAGGACAAGCCCTACGGCTTGGAGGGGATGGGGCGTTCCGTTTACTCACCGGAGGATCTGGAGGCTCTTAAAAAGGACACAGAATTTCCTGTTGTCGAATTCGCTAACATCACCCTGATGTTTCCGGAGCCAAAGGAGGCTAAAGGTAGTGGGGCGTATCCATTTCCAATCGGGAAAAAGAACTACGCCATTGGCACCTTGAACGTCGCTAAGATGGCGTATGCCCAAACCTTCAAGCGGTTGGCGACCTACGGAAAATTCCGCGCTGCTGATGATCCAGCATACAATGTGTTTTGGGAACTGGAAGCAATCACCATCGACGGCAAGGTAACCTACTTCGCGCCATCCCTGCGGGTCAAGGACACTGAGGACTCTCCTGACAAGGAAGTCATCGCCTTCATCGACAAGTTTAACAAGTAGGGAGATCAAGCAATGGCTAAAAGAAAGAAAAAACGGACTGAGCCGATTGAATCTGCGGTGGACCCGTATCGGGAAAGCGTTATTGGTGAGATGGCCAAGTTGGATTTAACAATCGATGAGCTTGAATCCAAAATTCAGGAAGCCTCTTTTGCTAGGGACCACCTGCTCACAATCCGGTCCTGTCTCAAGGACGGCTTGTTCAATCGACCAACGCAGATGGAGTGTTCGTTTAAAGAACCGGAAATTGAGTTGGGCGATGACAACGAAGTCACCCTCACCTTTGAAAAGAAGGAGGGTTAATTTATGGGGACATGTTGTGACAAACAACGGGTAATGCAGCGGAGCATCGGTCGGAAGGTTTTGTCATCGGTTTACTTCCGAATGAAAGCTCTGGTTATGTTCATCGCCTGTCCAGTAACTGCATAAAAGCTGGACGCCCCTTTATTTTACCCCGCTTCTGTTGGCTGTCTTATAATACGGGGCGCAGCTAACGGGGGCGGGGGTTCTTTTACCTGTGGAAACTTACGCCTTAGATTTTGAGACATATTACGATAAGCACTGCTCAATAAAGAACCTCGGACCCCTTGGTTATTTCTCCCACCCTGATTTTGAAGCCTACATGGTTTCGGTGGTCGGAACGGACGGAACCAAGTTTGTTGGTCATCCGGATGGCTTTGATTGGCACACCCTAAACGGGAATATCGTAATCTCACATAATGCCTCCTTCGATGAGACCTTATATCTATATGGAAATAAAGAGGGATGGTGGCCCCAGACCCAACCGCAAGCGTGGTATTGTTCGGCGGATCTGGCTGCGTTTTGTAAACTTCCTCGCTCGCTTAAGGGAGCGGCAGAAGAATCGCTAGGGCACATAGTCAGCAAGTCCACCCGTGACCGGATGTCTGGAAAGCGGTGGAGCAAGCTGAAACCGGAACGCAAGGAAGAGGTAACCAAATATGCCCTCAAGGATTCCGAGCTGTGCCTTGAACTCTGGCTCAAGCACAACAAGCAATGGCCTGAAACAGAACGGGCTATCAGCCTGCTGAACCGGAAGATTGTGCAGGGGGGCATCCCCATAGACATTGTTCTGCTGCAAAAGCAACTGGAGAGCATCAGGGCAACCCAGTTCAAGGTGGAGCAATCCATCCCTTGGAACGGGGAACGGCCCCTGTTGAGCAGGGCAGCGTTCAATGACGAATGCCGCAAGGTTGATCTGGAGCCACCCGCCAGTCTCGCGGCCAGTAACGAGGAGTCGCAGAAGTGGATAGACACCCATTCGGTAACATATCCGTGGGTCGGGGCGGTCAAAAACTGGAGGCGCATCAATGCCCTAAAGAAGAAAATAGAATCTTTTGATTACGCGACGATGCCAGACAACCGATACTACGGCGGCATCATGTATTTCGGAGCACATACTGGCCGCTTCAGCGGGTCGGGCGGGAACCTGAACCTTCAGAACTTGCCCCGTAGTGAAATGTTTGGGGTCAACCTGCGGCACTTGATCGCCACTGAGGAAAGCAACCGTCTTGTGGTGGTGGATCTCAGCCAGATCGAAGTCCGCACCCTGTGCTGGCTGGCGGGGGATGGTGGGATGCTGGAAGAGATCGCCAGCGTGGATGATATTTATGAAGCCTTCGCCATCCGGTTTAAAATGTGGAGCGAGGTGGCTGGCCCTCTAAAGAAGAACAACCCAGCACTAAGGCACAAGGTTAAACAGATGGTTCTCGGATGCGGTTACGGAGCAGGTAAAAACCGCTTCAGGGAGATGTCGGGTATGACCCAGCGTGAAGCGGACCTATCCGTAAACATTTACCGGAATTCTATGCCTACGGTGACCAGACTGTGGGCCAAATACAACTCGGACATCAAAGGCAGCCTTGCCCTCAAGAAGCCATTCACTGTTACCTTGCCAAGCGGAAGGGTATTAGACTACGGAATAATCAAGCGGGGGGACGACTTCAAGGAAACGGCCCTCCTGCCAAGGCACGGGAAGAAGATCCCCATCAAGCTGTGGGGTGGGCTGATCGCGGAAAATGCTTCTCAAGCACTGGCGCGGGATATATTCAGTGACATGCTACTGCGCGTCAGCAGTGCGGGGCACAATATCGTGTTCCATGTCCACGATGAAATGGTGATCGAGGCTGACGCACAGGACGCAGAGAAGGTTTACAAGGAGGTTGTGGAGATCATGTCGCAGCCTCCTGAGTGGATTGACCTTCCACTTGCTGCCGAGGGGGCAATACTTACGAGATACGAAAAATGATTACATATAGATATATTAAGAACCTTAGAGACAACAAAACTCAAAAGACTAACGACCTATCCTTAATCAAAAAAGTAAAACCTAAGTTTAGCAAGAAGGCAGATTACAGGTCGTGGTGCGCCAACAAGACCACGGACCATGTGTTCTACAGCATGGTTGAAGGGGACGCCCCCTCCGAGCGGGTGGCAGGGGACAACCCACCTAATTGTATTTACGGTGTAGTTGCAGACTATGACGCCCCCGTGCAGTGGGGCAGGGTGGACTTGGACATAAAACTCGTATGCACAAAGTGTCTACCAACATGGCGGTCTAAAACACAGTCTGGTTACATTCGACTGGTCTGGGAATTTGAAGAGGGTTTGCCCATCTCCCCGCAGATGTTTGACCTCTTTATGAAGAATATGAAAAGCACCCTTAAACTCGACAGGGTGCTTGCGGGGTTTGACTCTACATCCTTAAAGGCATCCCAGTATTTTGAATTAGGGGAAGACTGGACAAAAATAGGAACGCCAATCCCAGCCAGCGTTGTCCAGACGGCCCTGTTGAAAGCAGCAGCAGAGCAGCCCCCGCAAACAAATGACACATCCATCCCTATTGATGTGGTCGCTGCCGAAATTGAGGGACGGTTCCCCAACAGGTGGGTGGGTGATTTTGAAGTCGGCACAAGGGGGCCACTCTTCTGGGTGGATGACGGGATCGACAGGGAAGGTTGTCAGGTAACAGAGGACGGCATGATCTGCTACTCGGACAGGGCAGGCAAAGGGTTCCTTAGCTGGCGCGACATTCTTGGCCCCAAGTTCGTGGAAGAATACGAACAGCAGAAGATGGGAAACCTGCTGGATGAATACTGGTTCAACGGACGAACCTTCTTCAAGTTGCTGTTCGGGACCGCTGTGCAGATCCCACGGGAACAACTCGTCTTGGAGCTAAGGCAGATGGGTTTCTCCATGCGGCTCAAGAAAGGACAAACCCTCTCGGAAGTGGAAGCCGCCATACTGGTCATCAGTAACCAGAACCGGATCAGCGAGATTGCACCTGTCATATTTTCCAGTGAGCGAGTAGTGGAGTGCAACGGTAACCGGATTCTTAATACTTCCACTATCGAACCTGTCGAACCCGCCAGTGACGGTGACCCAAAGAACTGGCCCTTCCTCCACGACTGGCTGCACCAGTTGTTTGAGGACTCAACGCCCCAACCAACCATCGACTATTTCTTTGCGTGGCTCAAACGGTTCTACGCCGCCGTGCTGGAGAAGCAACCCTACCAAGGACAGGCACTGATTCTGGTAGGCCCCACCGGAAAAGGTAAGTCACTTTTGTCAAACAGGGTTATCTCCGGACTGGTAGGTGGATTCTCTGACGCCTCGGATTACCTGTCAGGCCATACCAAGTTCAACAAGGATCTCGGTCGGGTGGCCGCATGGGTCATTGACGATACGACCAGTGCAAGTTCATTTCAGGACCAAAGGAAGGCAACAGAGCTAATTAAACGCGCCGTAGCCAACCCGAGAATCGAATACATGGCTAAGTATGCGGACTCAATCTCAATTCCGTGGTCTGGGCGCGTTATCCTGTCACTGAACATGGACGCAAACAGCCTGTCCGTCATCCCTGCGCTGGATAGCAGTAACCGCGACAAGCTCATGGCGCTGCGCGTGCGGGACGGCGCGACCAGCGACTTCCCCCCAAACATGAAGCTGGAGGCGACCATCATCGAGGAACTCCCCTTCTTGGCCAAGTGGCTCAGGGACTGGACCCCGCCACAGGAGGTCGAGAACTACGGAAGATTCGGGATCGCCAGCTTTATTGATGCCTCTGTGGCATCTGCGGCCTACGATAATTCAAGCCGCTCGGCAGTAGCGGAACTAGTCGAGATATTCTCCAAGCGTTGCAGGGACCTAGACCCAAAAATGACATATTGGGAAGGGACGCTGACAGAATTTCAAGTCACGCTCCACGACATGAATAGTGGGCGCAGCGTGGGCATGAGTAACAATCTGGAGTTCGTCCGGAGGGGGATGTCCACCTTGGAGGAAGCGGGTAAGGCTAACAAAAACATACGCCCCGTGCATTCTTCGGGCAAAGGAGGCGGAAAAGTGTGGGTTATCAGCGTGGAGGAAAGATTTGACATTTCTAAATCTTCTCCTTAAATAAACAAATGTCGGGAAAATCGGAAGAAGAAGAAGAAACCCACGATGATCTGGAAAGTGTGGAAGCGCACATCCAATTTACGCGAGACGATTACCGTCTGTTGACCAACAAGATCCACCACTACACACGGGAACGAAGCAGGCTGGAAACCGTCCTCCGGAAGTTAAAGGCCCGTGCAGCCAAAATCAAAGACTGGCGGCAGAGCGAAGGTCTTTGATGGGAACGTGGTAGCCGTCCACCTTGTAGGTGAACCCATACTCGTCCGGATCTCCACGGAATTTGTATTCTCCCTGTTCCAATAATTTCTTGGTGCTGATCCAGCCAAGAAGCCAAACTTTTGAATAATCCTTCAGAACCCTGACAAAATAGTAATACCCCGCCTGTGGCTTCTTGCGCTTGGGGCAATTCACAGAAGCTGTGTAATGCGGCAAGGGCTTACTGGTGCAAGTCTTGGATTTTATGTCTATTGTTTTCTTCCCGATCTCGTAATCGTAGCTGTAGCAACGGCCCCCCACATAAGTGGATTCAGGATGTAGCAACTCAAATGCGATCTCCCCAAGGAAGCCAGTCATGCGTCCACCACCCTTGGTGAATGAATTAGGCAACACGCCTAGCTTCTGGCTCCGCTCAAAAGCCTGTTTTACGTTTTCGGAATGGGGAGTGAACACAATGAACTTGCTAATCCGCTCCTTGGAAAACTGACGGGGCAGTTTTTTCTTCATCTATGATTACTTAGGGCATTTGCTCAAATCGCTTGAAACCGTTTAATGAATCTTTCCCACGCAGGAAAATAGATCTCGTCCATGCACCTCACTATGGCCTCTTCTTCGTAGGTCTCACAAAACGAGAGCCCTGAAATACCTAAAGCCGCGTGGAGCATCTCGTGACGGATCGTGTCGTGTAGATCTTTACCCTTGAGGGCCTTGTCAATCGTGATGAGTTTGCGCCGATGAGAGTAAGCCCCATAGCAATCATCATCCCCCAAGTCCCTGAACTGAATCCGAACTCGGACCCCAGCCATAGTTATGCTTTGGGGGACTTTCATCCTCCGGTAAACTTGATGAGGGCGTGGGCATAGACCCCCGCCAGTTTATCGCGGCTATCGTTGATCATCCGCCATTCGGCTTCGTTAGACCCAAAGAAAGGTTCCGCGATAACGGCGGGGCAATGTGTCTTACGTAAGAAAGCGGACCCCCGCTGACGGGGGCCGCGTGCCTTTATACCCCGTGAGGCCATATCAGGATAAGACTCTTCCATCGAATCGCGTAGCGCCGTGGCTAGCCGCTTACCGCCCGAACTTGAGGGCCAATACAGCCACTCGTGCCCCTTGGCAGACGGGCTGGCGGAATTAAAGTGCAACTCAATCGCCGCAGTGACCTCGTCTTCGCGCATCGTTCGGGCAATATAGTTGATCGCTCCGGTGTAGCTCTGCGCGGGGTA